TACAGAAACAGAAGTTATTGATATTGTAGAAAATATATTTGAACATAATGATGTCATAGTTGATGGACCAGGAGATGATATGTATTTTGAGCCTGAGTTTGATGAGCCTGACATGGATATGTCTTACGAAACTGTTGAGATAGAAATGGAAATGGATTTTGATTTTGAAATGGAATTTGAAATGGAAATGCCTGATTTAGAAATGCCAGAAATGGAAATGGAAATGACTAACTTAGAAATGGAAATGGAAATGGAAATGGAATTACCAGAACCAGAAATGGAAATGGCAGAAATGGAATTACCAGAACCAGAAATGGAGGAAGTAGAAATGGAGACTACAGTGGAGTCAGAACCTGAACCAGAACCAGAAATGGAAATGGAAACAGAGGAGGTACAAGATGAACCTATTGAAGAAGATATGGAAGAACCTCAAGAAGATGTTACAGAAGAGGCAGAAAACGAAGAAAGCGTATCAGAGGCTGAAACAGATGAAGATCAACCAGAAGATATGGAAGAAACAGAGGATAAGGGTGAAGCCGAAGAAAAACCTGTAAAAAAACAAGAACAAAAAGAAAAAGCGGCTAAAAAGATAGTTAAAAAGATGGGGGATAAAGGTAGATATGATTCAACAAATCAGTTAAAAACGTTAATAGTGATGCAAGTATTAGGAGATACAAAAACCTTTTTTGAATCACAAAAAGAATTAAACGATAGAGAAGGATTTTTTACGGATTATATGCTACCTGATACCCAAATAACTAATAATAATTTAGCTCAATATTATTTATTTGCTGGTAGTGAAGGGTTAATAAATGAAATGATAGATAGTCAATGGCAACAGAAGTAGAAGTAGGTGGAATAAAATTTAGAGGTGGTAAGATATTTGTTATCTTAACAGCACTAACCACAGCAGGCGGTGCTTTATGGGGAGGTTTTGAATTTTATAAAGATTACCTTAACATGAAAGAACAAATACAAAATTATGTTGCTCCAGACCTATCAGAATTTGATAAAAATATTGCGCTAACAAAAGAAGAAATGTCTAGTAAGACAGATCTACTTCAAACAGAAATTGAAATGTTAATGGGTGAAATGGAAATGATGATGCAAGAAATAAGATTAGTATCTGATGTAGCTAATGAATTAAAAAATGATTTAAGACAAGATGTGCGTAGAGTTGAATCAATTGTTAATGATGTTGAACAACAAGTAAAAGAAGATTCAAGAGATAATGCTAAAGATTTAAAATCTACAATTGATACTTTAGAAGATGATATGAAAAAATTAGAAGAAAAAATAAAACTATCTCAAAAAGAGTTAGAAGAAAAAATAGATAAAAGGATTAAAAGAGCATTAGAAAATCCTTTAGGAGGGTAGTATGAAAATATCTGATAACACAAGTATTAGTATGCCTATGAGAAACCTAATTGGCCTCATCGCGGCCATAGGGATTGGTATCTTCGCCTACAGTGATTTGACACAAAGGCTTACCCAACTTGAGACCGCAAGACAATTAATGGAAGCCGATTTGTTAAAAAAAGCTGAGCAGGTACCTGTAAATCAGGAATTATTCATGTTGGTGGAGTTCCTAGCAGGACAGAATGAGGTCATGGAAAAAGAAATACAATCTATTGAATCAAATAATATAAATATAGACTTTTTAAAAACACAGGTTGAAAAACTACAAAGAGATGTTGAACAGGTAAAAGATAAGGTAAGACAAAATGGTGGTTGAGACAATATTCGCAATGATGATGATAGTAAACGGGTCTATGGATGGGTTTATGAAGACAGACGGTTTATCACATTGCCTTAAAGTTAAGAGAGAAAGTGAGCGCAACTTGGCAGATAACAGATCAAATGTTATTCGCTATGAATGTGGTCGAGTAGTGGCAGAACTAGAACCTGACTCAGAAGGTGTTCTTAAAATAAAAAAGATTTTGGAACGTAAATAATGGATCCAGTAACTATAGCATATATATGTTTTGGTACCTTATGGGTTATGGGAGCTATAACGTATTTATAAAATATGGCTAAAAAAATAACAAATGAGTATTTTACTCCTGTTAGAAAAAGAACGAGTATAGGTAATTCTAGTAAATCTAAACCTAAAAATAAACATAAGTTAAAATCATGGAAAAAATACAACCGACAAGGACAGAGATAATAGAAGATGTTAGGATTTGGTCTAAACATTTTTTAGAAGTTCCTAATCTTCATTTAGGTGGAGTGCCTGCATGTCCTTTTGCTAAAAAAGCATGGCTAGATAAAAAAGTGTGGGTAGCTGTTAAAACCAAAAATAGCACCTATAAAAAAGAATTAAATGATTGTCTTAAAAATTTAGATTTTACCAAGAAAGAAATATTAATATTTTGTGATCCTTATTTTAGTTATTCTCCTGATGAACTTCATGTAGCTACTGAAGATTTTAATGAGTGGTATAATAGAAAAGACTTCTATTTTATGAGTTTTCACCCCTCTAATCCTGCAACCGAAGAAGAACAAAAGTTCCTTGTTTCGCCAAATAATGACACTAATTTATCTGGTCCTGATTATAAATATTCCATGATGCTGGTACAAAAGTTCTCGCAATTACAGGAAGCTTCTGATAAATTGCACAAACAAGGTTATTATGAAATGTGGCCTGACGAATACTATCAAGAGGTTGTGGTATCTCGTGCTAATAAATACAAAAAGATCAATGGAGGTCTATCATGATGGGTAAAAAGAAAACTGCTAAAATGCGTGGTGGCGGAAAAGTTAAAAAAATGGCGAAAGGTGGACAAGGCTATAAAGATAGAAAAGATGAATCTATTGCAATGAGAATTAAGAAAAAACGTACACCAGCTCAATTAAAAGCTAGTAGAGATGAGTCATACGGTAAGTTTGGTAAAGGCACTGGTAAAGGCGTTATTAATAAACGTGGCGGTGGTATTGCAAAAAGAGGTATGGGAATAGCGAAGTAATTAGATGTCTATTAATACAGGGACACCTAGTTATTCTTCTACAGCTGGATTTATATTAGATTTAGATTCTTTAATTGAAGAAGCATTTGAACGTTGCGGTTTACAAGATCGTACTGGTTACGAATTAAAAACCGCTCGTCGCTCTATTAATTTAATGATTGCTGAATGGGCAAACAGAGGATTAAATTTGTGGACTATTCAACAAAGAGAAGCAACGGTTACATCAGGAACAAAAGTTCTTTCTGGTACTGCTTTATATTCAGTAGATTCTGCAGGAAATGCTACTACTGATGCTAATGATAGTTCTCAAATTGTAGATATTGATAGCGCTGTTATGTCAAATAGCAGTGGGGATTATTCAATGACTAAAATAGGTAGATCTACTTATTGGGATTATACAGTTAAAACTACTCAAGGTAGGCCTGCTCAGTTTTATTTTGAAAGAACCATACTTCCTAAAGTTTATCTTTTTCCAGCAGCTGATGCCACTTATACTTTTAAATATTATGCATCTTTACGTATGACAGATATAAATGCTTATACTAAAAATGCGATGATACCTTTTAGATTTTTACCGTGTTTAGTAGCAGGATTATCATATTATGTTTCTATGAAATATGCACCAGACAGAATTCAAATTTTAAAAGCTGTATATGATGAAGAATTTAGTAGAGCTGCAGCGGCGGATGTAGAAAAAGCTAGTTATAGTATGGTGCCGAGACAAACTTTATATTTTGAATAGGAAAAAAAATGGCTAAATACTCATCTGGTAGATATGCTCTAAGAATTTCTGATAGATCAGGAATGGCTTTTCCTTATAATGAAATGGTCCAAGAATGGAATGGTTCTTGGGTTCATACTTCAGAATTTGAACCAAAACAACCTCAATTAGATCCACGAAACCATCCTAGAGATTTTACAGCATTACAACACGCTAAACCTCAAATAGCTAATGCTAGAGTTTATGTAGGAAATAACACTGTAAGAACTCCAACAGGAGAAGTAGTATTATCCCCTAGTGGAGATGTTTATGATGGAGTGGGAGATGGAACAGCAGTTAATTCTTTTCAAACTCTTTTAGAACCAGTTACAAATTATTACGCAAATGGCGTAGCCTACGCAGACACTCAAAGAAGTATGATGCCTCTTAGTGTACAACAACCTCAACAAATGACAGGGTTGTTATCTCGCTC